CGTTGACGATGCTCGATTGCAACTCGGTCCGCTGGTACGCATCCAGCATCCGGAACTGCTCGATCACGGGAGCGAGGATCGGCTTCCCCCTGGTCTGGTCGGCGCGGTCCTTCTGGTACAGGTGGAGCACCCTCGGTCGGCCCCAGTCCGTCTCGGCGGGGATCCGCTCCCAGTCGAGGCCGGTGTCCCAGGTGGGGAGCCACCCCGCGATCCAGTCCACGGCTTTGCGGATGTAGTAGGCTCTCGGACGCCCGTAATCGTCCAGCTCGATCCCGCCCCGGAGGCTCTTCACGGGCTCCCGGTCCATCGGCTGCGAGAGCCGGTCCGTGTCGATCACCTGGAAGCACGTCCGGAACGGGGTGCCGCGCCGCTCCAGCCACAGCGGGAGCGCGAGCGCCTCGCCGTTCTCCAGGACGGAGCGCCAGACGAGCTGTGTCATCGAGGCGAAGTTGGTGATCCCCGCCGCATCGCACGCGCAGCTCTCGGCGTAGATCTGCCAGAGCGCTTCCACGTTCTGGGTCCAATCGTTAGCCCAGGCGATGGTCTTCCCGAGGGCTCGCCAGTTGGGCGCGGCGGTGAGCCGCAACCCGAAGCCGATCACGTTGTCCTGGAGGGTCTGGAAGCTGCCCGCCGCTACCCCGTTGTTCCGGTTGAGATCCCGCGCCCGCCCCACCAGCATGGGGAGGTTGGGGAGGAGGTCGGCATCTGCCGGGGCTCTGACCGGCGTCCAGTTGGAGAGCTGCTTCCGGGTGAGCGATGCGCCCGAGTAGGCTGTGTCGGTCATGCCGGTGAGCGTGAGCTGTTCGCCCGTCACGGGTCCACCTCCACCGAGATGCGCCTACGCGCGTTGGTCGGGGTGACGCCCAGGTACTCCGCGCATTCGCGCTTGAGGGCGTCGATCAGCCGCCCGAGATCGAGCGCGGACACCTGTCCGTACTCCACGCGGCCTAGCTGCGGCGTCTCCACCACCCGGACCGCTCCCCCGGTGAGGAGCCGGTCGAGCTGAGCTTGCGCCAGCTTCAGCCGGTCGCACGGCGTGAGCTCGGCGGTTTCCCTCGGGCGCAATGGATGTTGTCGTGGTAGCGCCATACGTCAGTCCAGAAACGAATCCCCGCTCTGCATGGGCCGGAACGTCGGAGCGGGCCGGTCCACCCACGCGGGCCGCGATGCGCTGCGAGCTTTACTCGCCGCGGCTACCTGTTGCTCCAGCTCGTCCCACCGGGTATCCATCCACGCATCCATCCGCATCGAGACGGCGGCGGCGCGGGCGTACACCCGGCAGTCGAGCGCTTCGTTCCGGTCGCGGAGCTTTTCCCAATGGGTCTTGAGCTGCCCCATCACCACCCGCGAGACGAGGCACTCCGCGCAGAGCTGCTCGAAATACTCCTTGGAGTAGGCGGGAAAATGGCAGAACCCCTCGGGCCAGTTCTCCCCCGCCCTGAGATCCGGGACGCTCAGCTTGAGACGGCGGTACAGCTCCTCCTTGGCGATCCCGCTATTGACGGGCCACAGGCGGACTCCCCCCTTGATTTGTCGCCCGCCTGGGCCCACCTCGATGAGCGAGGGCACGCCCACCAAAGATTGAACGTGCGCTTCGCCCTTGACCGCGATCACCCGCTGCGAGAGCATCCGGCGCACGAAGTTGTAGACCGCCATCGTCTGGAATCCGGCGTCGACCGCGAGCTTGGAGATGCGGAGCACCCCGCCCGCTACGGTCGGGATGTCCTCGTCCATCAGCGCGGCGAGCTTGTCCCACACCTCGGGCTGGTTGGTGTTCCCCTCCAGGATGCGGTAGTCCACGCTCCAGCTCTCCCGGTTGCGGCCCCACGCTACGATCTCCACCTCGATGCGGTTCATCTGGACGTCCGCGCCAGCGGTAAGGATGAGCCCGCCCTCGGGCACCTCTCCGATCAGGTACCCCTCGCGGCGCTCGTACAGCCGGTCCACGTCGGGCACTTCGCCCTCATCCTGGTACGGGAGGCCGAGGACCGTGTTCCAGAACGACTGCATTTTCTTGTCGGCTTCGGCCTTGGCTTTCTTCCGGAGGATCTGGGTCCAGCTCAGCCAGCCCACCGGGGAGTAGTAGGAGGACAGGTGGTAGCCCTTGCTGAAGCCGTCGCCGGTCGCGGTCGGACGCCACTCCCCAGCCGGCAACATTTCGTTCTTCTCGTGATCGTAGATTTCGCCCTCGCACTCCTGGCAGCGGTACGCGGCCTCGTTGGCGCGGCGCTCGCTCCAGATGAGCTGCTCGGGGAGCAGGACGATCTTCCGTCCGCAGCGCGGGCACGGGAGGAAGTAGTAGCACTGGTCGGTGGTTTCAAAGTATTGCGAGATGCGGCTACGGCCTACGAGCGTGGGGGTCGAACATATAAAAATTTTTCTACGGCGAAAATTGGTGGTCCGGACGATGGCCAGCTCGCAGGGATCGCCTTCCTTATCGACATCGAGCTTGTACCCATCTACCTCGTCCAAGAATAAATACCTCGCGGCCATCGAGCGGAGGCCCTTGGCGCTGTTGGCCCCGGTCATCACGAGAATTCCGCCCAGGAACTCTTTGGCGAGGATGGTGTTCCCCGAGTAGCGCGAGCGGGCTTCCTTCACCAATCCCCGCAGCACCGGGCTCTCATCGATCAGCGGGCCGATCCTCTGTTTCGAGTTGCGCTTCACCATGTCGGTGGTCGGCTGAACCACGAGCATGGGCCCAGGCGCGAGGTGGATCGAAAAGCCGATCCAGTTGTTTCCACACTCCGTCGCCCCAATTTGCGAGCCCTTCATGAAAATCACCCGCTCCCAATGCGAGGAGGGCGAGAGCGAATCCATGATGTCCTTCAAGAAGGGGGTACGCGAGGTTCGCCATAACCCAGGCTCGGGCGAGGATCGCGTGGTGAGCATGCGGTACTGGTCGGCCCAGTCGCTCACCAGGAGCTTGGGATCGGGGCGAGCGCCCGCCCGCATCGCTTTCCGGACGATCTCGTAGGTGTCCGCGATCCCCTGCATGGAAGGCGTCATGCGGATACATCCTCCGGTCGGGGATTGTATTTTCCATCGGAGTAGTCGTTGAACACCTTGAGCAGCTCGTTTTCGAGGAGCTGAAAGACTTTGTGCTCATCCGTCTCGGCTGCGAGCGCGGCGCTCACCCGTCCGGGGAGGTTGAGGCAGGCGTCCCGGATGATCCGCATCTCCTGAAACCGCGCGTGCTGGATGTCGCACGTCGGCGCCAGCCGCCCAGCCCGCTCCTCGAACCGGAGCTTTTTCAGACGCGCCTCGTAAATCTGGACCGCCGCGCGCGCCTTGGCGTATTCCGTGCCCCTGGTCGCCCGCTCCGGGATCTCGGCGGGAGCGTCGGGGCCGACTTCCTCTCTTCTCATCTCGACCACGCGGGGATTCACGGTGTCGCGGCCGCGGGTGTGTTCGACGTTCTCCTCCCACTGCTGCCGAGCGGTTTCGAGATCGAACATCCCATCCGGTCGGCGGTCCAACTGGCCCTTCTCCACCGCTTTGCGGATCGCGCGGGGATCCACCTCGCAGATCCGCGCGAGCACTCCGATAGGGACCAGCTTCGCCACTACTCGACTTCCTTCTCACCCGGCTTCCACGCCTTGGTGAAGTTGGGTTTCGCGGCCAGCTCGGGCATCCCGAGAGCGGTAGAGAGGCGGATGATTTCCTCGTCATCCATCCCCAGGCCGGTTTGGATCTGCTTGGAGGTCACGCCCGCCTTGAGCATCCCGGTGACGATATCGGCCATCTTGAGGATCGCGTGCGTTCCCCTAGCCCGGTTGTGGCGGATGGTCGACATCTGCTGGTGGACGGGATCGACCACGATCCGGGTGACCGGCACGAACCCGTGGTAGCGCTCCATCAGGCGCGGATCGCAGCTAAACATCCAGCGGTGATACCCGTCGACAATCTCTCCGTCCGGGAGCGTCACGATGGGCTGCGTCCAGCCATCCTCCAGGATGGATAGGATGATCAGCTCCCGCTCGGGAGGCGCGACGGCGTTGGGGTTGTAATGGTTGGCGTGAAGCGTGGAGCGGTCCACCCACTCGACGCGCGAGATCGGCTCGGTGTCGAAGGAGTGGCGGGGAGCGTGGCCGTTGGGCTTGCGAGCATCGAGGAGCGCTTTGGATGCCTCGTAGCTCTCGTCGGACTCCTCGGCCGCGAACACCTCCGCGAGCGTCTTGCCCTTGGGCGGCTTCTGCGGTTTCTTAGTAGCGCGTGGCATCGTCCGTCTCCATCGCCATTACCTGTTCCAAGGTGAGGCCCAGCTTCCGCTGCGCCTGGAGTCCGTAATCGGTGAGCTTTCCGCGACGCCGGTTCTTGAGGTCGCCGCGCTTCACCACGTTGGCGATAAACCGCCAGGAGAGGCCCGAGAGCGGATCGGCGTCGGAGTCCGGGATCGGGCGATGCGTCTTGCTCTTGTGCATCTCGATCATGTTCACCACGCTTTTCGCGATCATCGAACGGTAGGGTTCGGGGAAAAGGGCGAGGAGCCGATAGCTCCAGTCGCGCCAGTCGGAGACGCCAGCGGGGAGTTTCTCGGCCCCGTAGCCGTAGAGCTGCGTGGTCCCATAACGCGCAGCGGTGGCCGCGCCGGGGACTCTGAGGATCATCTTGTGCCACAGCTCTGGCCAGCAGATCGCGTACAGCCACAGCGTTTCGAGCGGCTCCTCGCCGAAGGGCGGGCACACCCGCTGATCCTGCATGGGCATCCCCGCCTTGTAAAAGACATCGTAGGTGCGGTTGTAGTCCCAGCCGAAGCGCATCGGCGCGGACCACACGTCCGGGAGGGTCCAATCGTAGATGGGCGACGCCGGGTAGTTGTGGCCGTCGCGTCCGGAGCCCAGCCAGTTGTCATCGAGGCGCTTCATTACCGACATCAGCCGCCGCAGCGATTCGTCGGCGCGGATCCCCCGGATATCGGCCACCGTCCCGTACTCCCGGCCATACACCAGCGGCGAGGCGTCCGGGATCGTCATCCCCGGCTTGAACCAGCTCACCTGTCGCGCCTCGATCCCGTGGAGCGGCATCTCCCGGCACCACAGATGCTTTTTGGTGGGATCCCAGCAATACCAGTACGGCGAGCGCCGCGAGCAAGCGTTGCGGTGCTTCACCGGAATGCAGAGCCATTTCAGGTCCACGTCATCCCGGAGCCGGACCCGCTCCACGTACTCCACGGTTTCCGGGTGGATGGCTTCCTCGTCCCAGAAGTAGGCCTTCACCGGGAGCTTGTTCATCGCTTTTGCGACTTCGAGCGCCAGGTGAAGGCAGACGGTCGAGTCCTTCCCTCCGGAAAAGGACACCACCACCGTATCGAACCGCTTGTAGAGGAGCTCGAACCTGTCGAGCGCCGCCTGATAGACGTTCCGCTCCAGCCAGTTTTTCTCCAGCCGCCTCACTGCTTCCTCGGTCGGCCAGGGCCGCGCTTGACGAGGACTTCTTCGGGGACGGCGCGGATCGCGACTTTGGCGCCGGTGTGGATTTCCGTCAGCTTGGCCGCGCTCACGCCGTTCACCATCGTCCGGTTGATCATCGGGTGGTCCTCGTCGGTCGGCCCGAAATCGGTGTCCGGATGGTAGGCGAGGACGCGCATGGGCGAATCGAGCGTCCGGAACTTGTGCTTTCCCCCGGTGTGGATGCAGAAGATCATCCCCGGCACCAGCGGCGTTTCCAGCTCGCCGCGCTCGTCCTGGGTGACGCACACGCCCTGCCCCGAAAGAATCATCCCGATCCGGTCGCTCGGGTGCGTGTGCATGGTCTGGTCCGTGTCCGGTGGGAAGTACAGGAGGTTGAGGCACGGATCGCCCAGCTTGACCGGGGGGATCAGGAGCGAGTCTGTGCAGCCGTCGATGTAGCGGAGACGGCCCTGGTCCTCCAGGAGCCCCATCGTCAGGTAGCTCTCGTAGCCGGGGCGCGACACGACGATCCCGTCCGTCGCGTCCATCGCCATCAGCTCGGCGGCGCCGGGGAGCGAGAAGTGGAAGCCCGGTTGGATGGTGAAGTTGACGCCCCGGCAAACCACGTGGAGCGAGCCGCGGCTGAGATACCCGAAGTGCGATTGGTCGGCGGGGAGCCACAGCGGGCTCATCGAAGGAAGCTGGAGGGAGCGGAGAACGCCGCCCGCGAGCTGGGCCAGCTCGTTCCAGGTTGCTGCTGGATCGTAGGAGCTGAACGCTACTCCTGCTCCAGATACGTTCTGCAAATCTGCCATAAAGCCTCCGCGCTCTGATCGAGTCCGTAGTCCCGCTTGGCTTTCTGGATGGCCTCGAAAATCCCCTCGCGCTGCGCCACGGTCATCGGAATCACCAGCGACACCTGATCCGGAGCGGAGCGCGGCGCAGCGCCGTTGCCGTCCTGGGGCGGATCCTGAGCGGGCTGCTGCGCCTCGGTGAACTGGTTGGCCATCAGATCGTCGGCCAGCCGCGCGAGATCGGCCTCGTTGAAGCCGGTGAGGTCGAGCGGGAATTCCTCCTCGGCGAGCGCCTCGATCTCCGTGTTCAGGAGGTCGATGTCCCAGGTCGAGTTGATGGTGAGCTTGTTGTCCGCAATCCGGTAGGCTCGTTTCTTGGACTCGCTCCAGCCCCTCGCGGTGGTCACCGGCGCTACGTCCCATTCCAGCTTGCGGGCTGCCAGGATGCGGCCGTGTCCGGCGATCAGCACCCCGTCCTCGTCCCGGAGGACCGGGATCGTCCACCCGAATTCCATCATGGAACTGGCGATCTGCGCGATTTGCTCGGGCGAATGTTGGCGGGGATTCCGGATGTAGGGGATCAGGTCGGCTATCGGGACCAGCTCAACCTGGAGGGCGGGCCATTGCGATGTATCGATTGTCGGGGCCATGAGGGACTACGGACCTCGGAAGCAAAGTGTGGGATGTTATCACTTGCTTTGAGAGCCAATCCCAGCGGCTCGCGGTGGTGCTTAATTTGCTACAGTCTACCCGTACTGGAACGTAGTACGCAAGGAAGCAAATAAAATGGCCCGCTGGAACGTGAAAACCAGCGGGCCGAGATAGAAACCCTAAACCGATTACTATTGTACCATTTCTACCGCTTCTTGCGGAGGTGACGCGGGCGGCGCCCTGCTTTTTTTGCGGCT